CATGCATATCTATTTCAGATTTTTCTGCATCCCATTCGTCTAGACCCCAAACCTGATAAACCGAAGACTTGCTAGATTTTAGTGCAATTGAGATTACTGGATAAGCTGCTTCTTCTGGAGTAGGAAAGCCATTATCAGAAGCTACTTCGATATCAAAATTAACTACGTTTACGTGGTTGGTATCAAACTGAATATCATCAGGAAATTTATCTGTAATAAATTGATGGATATAGTTAGTAGTACCATAGATACGTTTTCCTTCAACGCCCGAATATAGTTCTACGTATTCCTTTGCGTCTCGCATAGAAGGAAATTCTTTGGGCTGAACATTACCGCCACCAAAAGCTTTATAGCCAGTATCATTTTGCGATAAACTATAGAGCGTCGGCCTGAATTTGTATTTGTGCTGAATTGCCGAACCATTGTCAGAATAGCCACGATATAATATTGAATTACCATACCGGTTTACTGATGTATAAAAAGCCATGTATTCTCCTATCTTCACACCATTCTAACACAAAAAAGAGGGATTGTAAACCCCTCTTTTATAAATTCTTGCCATCAGGCGTATGCGTGCCTGAATTATGTAATGCCCATACTATACAATTAAAACGATTATATCTAGAATACCACGGTCCAGCATGACGTACGCCCATGACTAAACCTTCTTCTCTCAGCTTTCTATACCATCGTTTAAATCTTTTATGTCTTTTATATACTTCACACACGATTACCTCTAAGAGCAAAGTACATACAACCCACCCACAGTAATACATGAAGATTATCATATAATAACACGTCAGTAAAGCTTTCAGGTTCTCCTGTCCAAATTACTCCTGTCATAATACAAGCCATCGTAATACCTGAAAAACGTGTAATTATATCGCCGAACTCTTTTAGTTTTTTAATATAATCTAATACTCCGCCGACAATAAGGCCGATAGCGCCGCCTATTTCACCTAATACGACAAATGTCCAGACTAATAATGTTAATTCTACAGGAGAATCGCTTACATCAATAGGCCACTTAGAAAGTCCTTGTTGCAAGAATATAACAATAAGAGGTATTCTAAGTAACCAATGAGTCATGCAAAACTCTGGTATTTTATTGACCAGTCTTTTAAGCATTATAGTTCAGCCAATAGAGCCTTAAATACTTTTTTTGACTTACCTTTTACTTTGGCTTTTGAGATATCGTTGTCTCCATCGCCTACTACAACAATAGCGATCATTCCCATTGTTTTATGTGGTGAGCATTGGTATAGATACACGCCTGGGGTATCAAATGTAATGGAAACCTCTTTGCTAAGTTTTGATTTCTTTGGCGCTTTCCATCCATCAGGGCCAGCGATAAACTCTACATTATGTCCTTTTTGTGTCGGTACCCAAGTAACAGTATCTCCTACATCAATACGCGCGATGTCTTGAGAATATACCATCTTAGCGCCATCTTCACGCTTATTTAACATTTCAATTGTTATATCTTCAGCGTATGCTACTGCTGCAAAGAGTGACATGATACTTGCAGTGATTAAATTTTTCATAGATTTTCCTATCTTTATTTCTTTACATTAAGATTGGACGGATTATATTGTTCGCCATTATAGGCAGGATAGGTGTCGTCCTCTACCCCAGAATTACAGCCTACCACTACTACAAGTAGAAAGATGATTGACCACAATGTAACTCTCTTGGTCCACATCATAAACTGCTCAAACGTTTTTTCTGCTTCTTTCTGAGCTGCAGCTCTTACTTCTTCATCTGTCATTAAGATCTCGTTTTGTAATATGATCGATAGATTTCACGAAGCTCAACGCTATCAGTGGATTCTTGTACTACATAGTCGGTTTTATCAACCCTAGCCGCATCGGCCATACCAATAGCATCTTCTTGTCTACTAGCAATAGCAATAATTTCACCATCTTTTTTTCTTACTATAAACATTAGTTCAGTCCAAAGCAAGGCAGGATATTAAGATTGCAGTACCTTCCATAATCTTCAAGCCCTACCATTGCCATTAGTAACAAGACAGGAACAACTGCAATCATAAAAACAATAACCGCAAACGCTTTTCCAAGATCTTTAGTTGTACAATATTCAGTGTGCTCACTCATATTAACGCTCCGCTAGTACTATAATAGTTTGAGAGTCATGATAATCTCCACTTTCATAATAATCACGGAATGCTATTTCCTTTACCATCGTACCATCTTTTACACGATATGTTACGATTTCCCTGCGAATAACGTCTGTAGTGTCCGCATCAAATGCTGATTTAAATGGTCCTTCATCACTCATTTTCATAAAATCTCCGGCTGTAGTAAATTTCAAGTCTTGCATTTCATTATTCATGTTCACCGCCGGTTCCTCGTATATTATAAAAACTATATGGTTTGCGCTTTGCAGTTTCAAAGGTTGCTACCGTAATAGCTATAGCCCCAAGTAAAAGCGAATGCATAATCATACTAAATACTCCGGCCCACATGCTACCGATAATAATACCGAATACAATACACCACATCCATGCCAATACTTGCATAATCATATGGCGAGTGCTAAAATCTGGAATATTACTTAAAGGATTTTTCTCATGGTCCATTACTACATTCCAACTGTCATGTATAAATTTAATCATCGTCTTTCCTTTCAAAAATAATCACTAGGGCTGCCACAAATAATGACAGCCCTAATATGAAATACCAATCAGGCATTATTAAGGCATCTTTGCGTCAATGCCTTCAACATAGAACATCATCGTATCTAGTTGAGCACGAGTTGCAACTTCACCTTCTGCTAAGAACGGCGTACCGTCTTGCTTATTTAGTGGGCCCGTAAATCCATGCAATTCACCGCTAGAAATAGCATCTTTAATACGTTGTGCTTCTTCTGCTACCATAGGTGGCATATTTGCAAACGGTGCCATCTGAACTGCACCTTCGTCCATAGTACCAAAATAATCTCCTGATGTCCATGTGCCATCAAGTACTTGACCTACTTTAGCAATATAATATGGGCCCCAATTATCAATAGACGCCGTTAGCTGAGCTTTAGGTGCAAACTTCATTTGATCTGATGCTTGACCAAATCCTACGATACCAGCTTCTTGTGCTGCCTGTAATGGTGCAGGCGAATCTGTATGCTGTGCTAATACATCACAACCTTGTTGGATCATAGCTACTGCAGCATCTTTTTCCTTGCCCGGATCATACCATGTATATACCCATGTAATAGCAATCTCTACATCAGGATTATACTTCTTAGCGCCCAGATAATAGGTATTGATTTCACGCATAACTTCTGGAATTGGGAACGAGGCGACATAACAAATCTTGTTGGTTTTTGTCATCATACCTGCAATAACGCCTTGTACGTGCCGAGCTTGATATAAACGCAATCCATAGTTAGCAACATTCTCTGACATTTTGTAACCAGTAGCATGTTCAAATTTTACGTTAGGAAATTTCTCTGCAACGTTCATTACTGGATCCATATACCCGAATGAGGTAGCAAAGATAATATCGGCGCCTTGAAGAGCCATTTGAGTGAGTACTCGCTCTGCATCTGCACCTTCTGGTACTGACTCAACAAACGTAGTTTCGACACGATCGCCAAAGGCGTCTTCTACTTGTTGACGACCAATATCATGACGATATGTCCATCCATGGTCTCCTGTTGGTCCTACATAGATGAACCCAACTTTTGCTTTATCTGCTGCAATTCCAGCAGTAGCCATCATGGCCGCGGTAATGAAAACTAAAAATTTCTTCATAAATTTTTCCCTATTTTTTGTCTGAAACAAAAGAATACATTTCTTTTGCTTTTTTCATTAAATCATCCATAGAATACATTTGATATGCTTCTTGCACTTCTTCGTAGTTTTTCTTGCCTTGTTCATACATATCATTCATCAGCTGTACGTTCATACTATACTGCTGATCCATATAATCTTTTGCGAGTTTAAGCATATCTGCTCGGATTTCAAACGGGTTCTTATTAGTCATTGACATAACCCTTCATATCATTTGCAAGCTTATGGACAGCTTCGTCCATAGCTTTAAGTTGATCTTTATAGAAATTGAAAGTGTAAGCATTTGCTGCTTTGCTAAAAGTATCCCAACCGGCTACTTTTAAGTCGACCATTTCTTCATAGAAAGTTTTATTATGGTCCATAAATTGTTTGTATGTAAAAATCATTTACATCTCCTATATGTGTGTTGTGTGTGACTAAGAGGGCGATCTCCCGCCCTCTGTGCTTATTTATATGGATTACTAATTATCATGTAATTTTTGTATTTCCATCATGCACTTCCGAGACTCCTCGTGAAGCCCCATTCTTGCGAGCTCCGCTGCCGCTCTGGAGTATCCAATCGTCTGCGTAAACCGATCGAATGAAGACCACAAACCCGACAAGGGTGAGAAGACATAGTTTGCTACTAAAGCTGTCATCAGACCCATCCTCTTAGATTATTATTAGCTTTGATATTATTGATGGTCTCATTAGAACGCGCAACTGTATAGATGTCGCCACGTGTAAGACCAATATCTGCTAAATCATAATCTGATAATTTGCCTAATTGACGTTCTGTTTCTTTAATAGCCCGAACTTCTAGACGATGCTGTCTATAGCTACGGATTGCGTCAATAAGTTGCTCAACTACTCTCGTTGAGAAGCTGTGCGCTGTTAGTATATGTTGTGTCATTTTGACCCTCGTTTTTTCCAATTGAAATTTTACGAGGACGCATTTCTTCAGGGATGACGTACTTCAGTTCGATTGCAAGTATACCATCTTGAATATCTGCTCCGTGCACATTTACGTGCTCAGACAGCCTAAAGGTTCTTTTAAACTTCTTCGTAGAAATACCACGATGAATAAAGTTTCTACCTTTTGAAACATGCTCACCTGTTACGGTTAAGGTGCGATCCTTAACTTCAACAGAAAGTTCTTCTTCTCCAAAACCGGCCACAGCCAATTCAATCAGATAATCCGACTCAGACGTTTTAATAATATTATGCGGTGGATAATGATCATTTGAATGTTTAGCGGTATATTCTAACTCGTTAAACAGATGGTCGAAACCTACAAAAGATGAACGGGGAAATAGTGTTGTTAAGCCTGTCATTGTTATCTCCTTTTGATCAAGCAAGATTAAAATGGACCCAGTTAACTGGCATCCGTGGTTATTTATATATCTATTATATAATACTTTTATGCAAAATGTACATAGCCAATATGCATTTTTTTACACTTCTAGATCAATTAATTGACCTTGTGGAATTGGGCTTGGATTTACTGTACCATCACCGTTATAACGTAGAGCAGATTGATCTCTTAATTCTTGGATCTCTTTAGCTCTTGCCATAATTTCTTTATGACTATTAATTTTAATTTCGGCCCGCGAGGCTGCTTCAACCACGCGGAGCCTTTCTTTTTGAAGATGCGCATAAACAAGTTCTGAATTCGGATATACCGGAAGGTATGGCACAAATTTAGAATTTGATACTGCATCTGACATTACTTATTTCCTATATTATATTTAGGGCAAAGTTCCCATTCATTCTTATCTTTGAATGGAATAATTTTAATTTGTCTTAACGGAGCAACATTAAGTTCTTCTTTTTTTACAAACTCAATTAAACCCCAATCGCTTAACAATGTAGCAATAGTATTACGTCTCGCTAAATCATTTTCTTCGAGGTTAGATTTTTTACCATCAAGCATAAAGAGCTCTTTAAAATGTACAATAAAATATCTGCCTTGCTTATGTAAAATATGGCACGATTGATATAGCTTCTTATCTTTACGAGATGCTACGCCTATACGAGTGAGTGTTTCTCTTACTTTAAGAAAATCATCTGGCTCATTAAGTGTAATCTCCAACATAGCATCTGGAGCCCACTCTATAACATTATTTTCTTCCACCTTTATTCACCTTTTCTTTTATCTTTTTTATTTGGTCAGGTGATAAGAGTGGTAATACTTGTCTTGCTTTTTCATTACTGTAACCATAGTATTCTTTAACCACTTCAATATCACGATCCGACTCAGGTTTATTCCATTTCGAAAATCGCTTACGTTTTCTGATTGTATTTATAAGAAAGTGAAATTGTAGTTTGTTATCTAAATTATGGTGTTGATTCATCATATTGGCAAGAGAAGCGGTGTCATAAAAATAACTAAGACCACGATTTACCATGAAAGAATTGTAAGATTTCTCGCATTGTTCGGTAACCATTATATCTTGTTTAGTATCATTAATCGATTTCAAATAATCAAAATGGTTCATAGGGCGCTCGCAACAGTTTGCATACGCATGACATCCATGACAATATCGTGGCGTGGATCATGATGTACAAATTTTTCTTCTAAGCCGGCAGGAATAAATTTATCGTCAATGTTAGTACCCCATAACATTCCATCTAACATTGACCGAGTATCACGGATAATCCACCAAGGATATGGCATAGCCTTTCCAAAATGTTTTAGTACTGTTTCTAATACAATGGGATCAAACCCATTGCCGCGAGTATAAACTTTAGCAAGCTTTTCTTCATCAAGGTATTCAATAAAGAAAGTCCATAAATCTTCGATAGATCTATCTTGCGATGAAGGCTTTAGCTGTTCTCTAGCCTCTGGTGATTTCTTTTGCCACCAAGCTAAAGTAGATTTATCAATAATACGGCCATGCTGTTTAACTTGCTCTTCAACATTAAATTTAATAAAGTCGGTTTGGTATAATAACTCTTCATATGTATACGGTTCTTCTACATATCGGCTTTCGTCAAATTTAAGAATAGCCATCGATACCACAGCTCCGATATCTGCAGGGCCTAAAGTTTCAAAGTCATATATTAAATTCATTTAAAATTCACCTGTGCCATAATTTCAGTCATCATAGCAACCATATTTAATTCATGATCTGCTACAAACGCATCTTTATATTGATAGTCCGCGAGAATAAGAACCAGTTGAGGAATAGATTGGTTATCTACGAATTCACTCATATTATCATAAAGCATACGAATAATTGCGACAGGCTCTTGGTCCATATTATTTGTGACCCACTGTCGCATCTTCTTAAAGTTTTTCTCTTTAAGATGTGTATTTAAAATGTTAATATCACCGCTAGCAGAACCAGATATACTGCCATGAATACCAGTACCGCTAATACTTCGCCGTTGAACTTCATTGATTGCTCGTCTCCAATCAGGAGCGTATTTCATAATTAAATCAGCTACCGCTTGAGGTTCAAACTCTACGCCTTCTTCCTTTAATATATATGTTAATCGTTTAAAGAATTGACCCGCAATCTCTGCCATATCTTTTTTAGACGTATTAAATTCATATACACCGCACCGCGAGTGAAGCGGATCAATGATTCGGTTCTTGAAGTTGCAGGTAAGAATAAAGCGGCAACTATTCGAGAACTCTTCGATGAATCCGCGCAATGCTGGTTGCGTCGATTGTGGATTGAGGTAGTCAGCCTCGTCCAAGATACATACTTTACTTCCTCCAGACAAAGAGACTGTTGAAGCAAACTGTTTGATTTTTCCTCTGAGTGTATCAATGTTGCCTTCTTCTGAACCGTTAATAACAATATAATCTGCACCTATTTCATTGCATAATGCTTTAGCCACAGTAGTCTTACCTAAGCCGGCAGTTCCGGCGAACATCATGTTTTGAAGCTCGCCGGATTCTACCATTTTCTGAAACGTGTCTTTTAAAGACTGAGGTAAAATAGTTTCAGAAATAGTCTGTGGTCGATATTTCTCGACCCATAAAAAATCGTTCATTCAAATACTCCATAATATAGTGATTGCATTATACAGCAATCTTTGCTAGTTGTAAACTAGTCTTCACTTTCTGCAGCTTCTGCTTCTGAAGCTTCTTCGCACATTTGAATAAGTTGAATGCATTGATCACGAAGTGTACCAATTGAAGACAATTCCTCGCCTTTAAATCCTCCTCGTGTAGTAACAGCATCGATAACTGCTACTGCGCTACGGGATACTCGATTTGCCAATTCATTAAGTTCCATTATTTTCTCCTATTAAGAACTAAAAGTTGAGTTTTTTTCTAAAGCGACCCAGTACTTCATATCAGCACCTTCTTGGTCAAGTGTAAATTGTGAGATAAGTTTAGATGAAATAGAGACATTATAATCTCCAGGAATCATCTGCAAATTCTTAATATTAAGAATAAAGTTAAAGTCACCGCTATGTTCGCCCGGTACATCAATGGAGTATGTATTAGATGTAACGTTTTCAATATCGACAACAGTAAGAGTTACAACACCTTCGCCAGGAGTAATTGATAATTGATCATGGCCAAGAGCAGAAGCAGCTTTTTTAACACGGCCAAGTGTATCTTGGTCCAAATGAAATGTCACTTCAGGAGAAGGCATTGCAATGGGTTTAGTTGGTGATGTTAAGATATCAACATCAGAAAAGAAATATTTTATTTTAGAACGACCAGAGCTATCACTGACAGTCATCCATTTCTCATCTAGTTTTACATGAGACGTATCAAAAAGATTTAGCACAGATAAGAATTCTGACAAATCATAGATTCCAACTTCGCGATCAAACGTTTCTGGTACTGTGGCCTGAGCTAAAACATTTTTAGCTTCAGACATAGTCATTATAGAATTACCTTCACGAATCACCAAGTTTGGATTGATTCCTGAATAGTTTTTCAATAGATTCATAGTAAATGTGGACAATTCCATATTAGCTTCCTTTTAGCTTACTAAAGTTTTTCTCTTTGTGAAATTCCAATTTCTTTTGAAATCTACCTTCGAGAATATCACCTTTATGACTAATCACAAAGATATTCGTATCGTCATCAAGAGTCTCAATAATTTTCATAAGGTTATCTACACCTTCATAGTCTAGAGATGAGTCAAACGTTTCGTCAAGCATCAATAGATTAGTTGATACTGAATTTTTCATCTTAGCGATCTGACGCCAAGTAAAGAGTAAAGCCAAATCAATACGTTGCTTTTCACCTTCAGAAAAAGAATCATAAGAGAAGTTATCTCTATGCCTTGATCTAATTGTTTCTGAGAATGATTCGTCTAAATTGAATGAGACGAAGAAGTCAAGCACTTGCAAATATTGATTGACAAGCTTATTTATAACAGGTAAATATTGTTTTATAATTTTTGTCTTTATGCCAGTATCCTTAAGCATTTCAAGTATAATACTATTATACGACAAAGACTCGTTTAAGTACAATCTTTTTTCGAATAAATCATCTTTTAATTTTTTAAGAGCCTCTAGTTCTTTACGCGATTTACTTAGATCTCCTCCAGATCCCCGAATTTGTTCGATCGAACTATTGATAGATTTAATCTGTTCTTGTAACCGGCCAATCGTTTTATTGTTAGAAGTAATAGAAGAGGTTTTGTCTCTAATTTCGCCTGCGGTATTTGTGAGCCGCTCAATAGCTGATTCCACAACAGCCGACCTTTCACTGACATCACGAACCGCGTTGTTAAGTTCTGTTGCTTTTTCTTTAGCGGTTGCCAGCTTGGCGTCTCTAACTTCCGAACTAATATCTTGGGTACATGTGGGGCATGTATCATTCTCTTCGTAGAACTTCGTTTCTTTGACCAATGTTTTAATTTTTTGACTGAATTCGGCCTGGTAGTGTAAGAGACTTTGCCGTTTGTCGTGGTTTTCTTTGAGATCTTCTTGGAGGCCATCGGACCTTTCTTCGATTTCAGTTGATAATGAAACATTTTCGCATTGAAGGGTATTAATTTCTTCTTGTGCATTGCCGATATCTGATTCTTTACTATTGATTTGCTCAACTGACAAGGCCTCCACTTCTTTGATATATTTATTCTGAAGATCGATCTTTTCTTTATTTAGCTCCGCATCATAATCAACACTCTTAAGATCATCCTTAAGAATACTATTTTTTTCTTTAAGTATCTGATTCATTTTTGAAAAGACATTAATGTCCAGAAGATCCTCGATAACATCACGCCTATGTTGTGCAGGGAGCTGCATGAAAGGAATGAAGGAGGAAGATCCGAGCACAACAATTTGGTGGAACGATTTGTGGTTCAACTTAATAATGTTTTGTTCGAGGATCTTCTGGTACTCTTTGGCGTGTGACGATTGGTTAATCATCGTGCCATCTTTCCAGATCTCAAAGATATTTGGTTTGATACCACGTACAACTTTAAGATCTGATCCGGATACAGTAAACTCTATTTCGACAACGCAATCTTTATTATTAATTGTATTAACGAGTTGTGGTTTACTAATATTTCTGTGTGCTTTGCCAAATAAGGCAAATGCCAATGCATCGAGCATTGTTGACTTTCCAGCGCCATTATGCCCCACTACAAGTGTAGTCTTAGTAGACAATAGATCAATGGTAGTCCAAGAATTACCGGTTGAAAGGAAATTCTTATAACGAATAGTTTTAAATATAATCATGCAATTTCTAGCGACTGTGCCTCAATCATCAACTCATGCATTTTGTTTTTAATAAGATCTTTATCAAGATCTGTGTCAACATTATCAACATAAGTATTTAGTAGCGTAGTCGTATCCTCCAAAGATATGCCTTCGTCTTCTACACTTGAACCAATAAACTCGCTAAAGTTCTCGGCTATTTTCAATTCATGTATTTTCTTATTCTGTATTCTATCAACAAATCGGTCAAATGTAAACTGGTTAGTTTTATTAATTACATTTATTTTTATAAATTTGTAATCTAAACCAGATACGTCATAATCCATATAATCTCTATTAGTGTCATCGTAATGTATACGATGGAAAAGAGTATGAGGGTTATTGATAGGTGTAAGCTCTCGAGTATCGGTATCTAAAATATGAAAGTATTTCTTATCGTGAGCATCATTCCAAAAGAATTCCATTTGTGAGCCAAGATAGTCAATATTATCTTGGTTAGATTTGGTATGAAAATGGCCTGACAATACTCGTTCAAACCGTTTGAAAATAGATCTATCTAGCCCATGCTCACACTTACGGCCTTTCATCATTTCATATCCTTCGATATCAAAATGACCTCCTAACCAATCACACTTAGCATTAGAAATAAATTTAAGACAATCTTTTTCGTTTTGGTTATCTATCCATGGAACAAGACCAAACTTAAATCCATCAAAATCTAATACAGTAGGATCATTAATGATATTAACTTCATTCATATAATGACCAAGTAATTCTTTTAGACTATTCAATTCTCCGGTGTTTTTATAATAAGTATCATGGTTACCACGAATGATATCCATAGTTATCCCGTGTTGTCGTAACGGTTTAAGAAAGTGATTACGGTTACGGTTAAGAGCACGGAAGTTGATAAACTTCCGGTTATCGTAGTAATCACCAAGATGCACAATATGCTTAATATTATGTTCCAAAAGATAAGGAAACAATACATTAGAATAAAATTTCTCTGCATTATCGAGAAATACGTCAGAGCTATTGCGAATACCACAGTGAGTGTCATTTAAAATACATATTTTCATATTACATTAAGTTCAATATTACAGTTCTACGAGGTTCAGTTGCGCCATGTGTGTCGAAAGAATGCCACGAATAATCAGTACGAATAAACCCTCCGCCGCCATTTACAATCCATGGCATAGTTTTTACGATAGGTCCATCTTCACTTTTATGCAATCGCGTGCCATTACCAGTATCAGACAAATCTAATACAAATACAATATATTTTCCTTTAATATCTTGATGAATAGAAAAAGCCCATTCGGGTTGAATCGTATCCATTTCAATATTTAAACGACGGTTTGTATTATCTTCTTTTGGTTTAATAAGCTTTGCGAGTTCATGCATTCGTGGTGTTATTATACCACGCATTTCTTCAGAAATAAACTGATTTCTTAAATTATTTCTACCTTTTTCAAGAGGTGGTACATTTTCTATATGATATGCTTTTACGGCATCGAATTCATCTTGGGTTAAAAACTCTGATACTTCGTAATGGTACCACGGGTCATCATGAAATTTAATCTTCATCTAAAAAATCCTGTAAATCTGAATCTACTTTATAAGTTCTTTTGCGCCGAGATTTGTCTTCTTTCATATAAACAGTAAATTCGTTATCTTTTTCTTTTACTTTATCAATTCTATCTTTTAATTGGTCAATAAAAGAATTAAGAACAGAAGCTGCAGCTGGATCATCGGTACCTACCATAGCCACAGTCTCAACACCTGACTGAGAAAGGTATTTAAGCTTAATATCTTGCTGTTTCTTTTCTTTTGCGATACGTCGAAGAAATGCATACCAACTAATCTGTGTAAAATATGCAAACGCGTTAGGATTGCCGGTACGTGTAGCAGCTTCGATATTATAGTTCTCGATAGCTTTCAGGCAGTTCTCGACAGCGTCCATGACCATTTCTTCACGATATGTATAACGAATAAAGTTGGATTTATGTGATAAGCCTTCAGCAATTTTAAGAAAACAAGAGGCTATATAGTCGGTAACCTTTGGCAAAGGATCATCAGTCTCTTTGCACTCTTTAACAGTTTTACAATATTCCACTACTGCTAGTGAAAATTCTTTATTGTTAACATAATGAATATTTGCGCGTTTAGTTCTTGCCATAATATAATTCTTCCTTCAATAATAATATTCTAACATGTTGTGTAGGTATTGTACACTGTAAAAAATATTTTTTTTATGCGTTTTAGGGGTTTACAAACCTGCAAAACAGTGTATAATAAAAGAGTAAGCTTTTTGGAGTGGATGGTATACTAGTGAAATTTATCTTTATTAGGAAAAGAAAGAATGTTATTAAATTCGTCAGAATCTCCGTTTGATAGAGTATCTTCTACCAAAGCTTTTAAAGCTTCTACTCTATCATCCATTCTTTTTTTAGTCATATCATCGCGTGTTATTGACGGTAATTGTTCAGCGTCTTCTTCTGATTCTCTCATTGAGACATAATGCTCTATCATAGTTTGGGTAGGCAATGCGCTTACTGTAATATGATATGTATTAATTGTTTGAAATAAACCTTCTTCGCCTTGAAATGACATGTAAGGTTTTAAAGAATAATAACGGATTTTGCTTGGTACATTTTCCCAAGATTCTACTTCATAGATATTTCTTACTACAATATCTGAACATTCATCATCGTCCCATTCAACGACTTCCGTTAGAATCTCATCGCCAGTTGTAAGCTTAAATTGTCTAATTCTTTTTTCATTCATTATATATCTACCTTCACAATCTTAAATTTGAATTGTTCTTTTTCATATATCTTAACTCTTTCTGCAGAATGCATTAAAGTAAAATTATTTCTTTTACCCCAATGAAGATCATCGGCTACGTCATAGAGCGTAGTAACTTGTCCATTATCCGATTTCCGTAATCCCCGTCCGATCGACTGAAGAACTTTGATTTGGGATTTTGAAGGTGAAGCAAATATAATATTATGCAAGTTCCGTATGTTAATACCAGTGCTAAAAGTACCAAGACTAGCGACGATGATAGCATTACTTTGCCCTTCTACAATTTTACGAATAGCCTCTCTATCAGATGTTGCAACTTCTCCACTAACATAAAAAGCTTTACGGTCTTCTTCCTTATGAGTATTTATATCGTTAAATAGAGGCTTGCCGTGCTTCTCCACAAGATTGAATAAGACCAAAGAATTTCCAGTAGCATCCAAAGCCAAATTGCGAATGAGCCTATTACGAGCGGGATTTCCAACGATGAAATCAATTTCTTCCTGATACGTTTGTTTTCCAAAATTCTTTCTTACCTCCTCCGAGTAATTAAGTAAAAGGACTTTAATATCTAACGGAGCTAATGTATCATTGTCTTGTAGTTTTTTAGTAGTAGTAACTCTATATACTGGACCAAACAAACCTTCTAATACCAGTTTATGAGTTTGAGTTCCATCTAAAGTACCAGTAGTTCCGAATCTATATTTAGCTTCTGTAGCCTTGTTCATTATAGAAGAAAGTGATTTTGCCTTAAAGTTGTGGCACTCATCGCCCACTACCATTCCAAATTGTTCAAACCATTTTTTCGGTAGTTTGTATATACTCTGCCATGTACTAATTACTATTGCTGCTTCTATATTATTTTTATCTTTACCTGAATATATCTTATGTATACCCTTTGGATTTTGACCATATTCTTTAAAATCATTAGACATTTGTTCAACTAAGGATGTAGTAGGAACTACGATTAAAACTTTACCAGCTTTAGGATACTTCCAGCCAGTTGATAAATAGTACAACCAATATTTCAATATCAAATAAATGATGAATGATTTGCCTGATCCTGTAGGAGATAATAATATTGCTCGAGTTTTTGTTAGGGCTGTTTCAATCGCATCGCATTGATAATCTCGAGGTTGAAATGGAAGTGCTTCGTCAGCTAGTAAATCAGGCATATCAGGAAGAGGTTGTGGATCCGGAATTGGAAGACCATAGGAAGAAGGAACAGTGTCAATTGTATATGACCGATCAGCTGCAAACTTTGTTAAATAGCCATATAGCCCAGCAGAAAGCTCACCAGTTATGCTATTAAATAGCCGAATTTTACCGTCCCACATTTTATTTTTATAGGCCGGCATAAACTTATAACCTGGCACATAGAACGAAAAGTATTCAGAAAGTTCTTGGGCAACTCCCCGACTACAATCAATATTCATCATGCTATAATTCGTTAGTTTAACCGATAACTCTTCCATTAACCACCTGCTTCAAACTGTTTCCATCTTATAATATTACCAATAGTCTGATGTCTCCATTTTAATGAGTCAACAATCTCTGTAAGAGTTTCAAGTATTGTTTTGTAATATTGTATTTTTTCTTCTGACTTCTGAATCTCAGGATCCGAGTCGTAATAATAATCCATTTCGCCCTTTAAAACTTTTAATCCATCAAATGGATCTGGTTCCCATCCTCGTTTTAATATAGCTTCTTGATCCATCTTACCATTATAATAAAGCCATTTTTCTTTTAATAATATTTTCTGATTAGCTTCAGCTCGTTTAAGCATAAGCTTTGCAGTACCTAACTTCTGTAGGTATTTAGCATGTAATTTCGGAGTGTCACGTGAGGTTGTGTCTAAACTACTATTGTCAATAACACAATCCTCTTCCCATTGGGAAAGAATAGATTGCAAGTCCATAATAAAATCCTAGTTTATTTAAATTCAAAATACGAATAACGAAAGGTGGCTGGATATACTATATATTGATCCGCCCCGGATGTAGCTTCAAACTGAACAAGACCAAGACCGGTTGGAATACAGTCATGATATACAACTTGTCTTGTCACATTATTATGACTAGATAATATTGATAAAGTAATATCAGCTTCACTTGGCGGAATAGCATTAGTTCCCATTGTAGGTGTAACGTTAGATTGCTGAGTAATTCTATTTACCCAATTGTACATTTCAGTGTATGAATTTAAATTTTCATCTAATATAATCATACATGTTAATTCACCAAAATTAAGTTTATCTGCGGCAAACGGTATATTTGCTACTCTTTTAAATGGAAGTTCTGCAGGAGTAGCTGAGACTTCTGGGTGTAGCACTGATTGACAAAAGAACTCAAGATTAGGGAAATGCTTACGACTAATACTCAGCTTAAATGCATTAGGCTGAAGTATACTAATATTAGTTAAATTACTCTCATTGGTAGTAGGACTAACATTAACAGTAACGTTTGGTCTAAGCTCGGGCATTTATCACTCCAAATCTTTATTCTATTTATATAACTTATAAGCATAAAAAAAGGGGCGCCGAAGCGCCCCAATATTCGATCGGTTAACCCGATTCTTATTGCATGATGTTGTCTACACGGAAGATTCTGTAGTACTGGTTAGAACGAGCAGTACCCAAACCATTGTTCGAAATCGCACCAGGTACGAATGGGTTTGCAGCCATACCGTAACGAGTTTTGAAGCCGATTTTTGGCTGGAAGTCATTCTCACCAACTGCACGTACCATAGTTAGCGGTACGTATGGGCAATAGAATACACCGGCGTCATATGGGTTAGTACCCTTATAACCAACAGTTACATAATCGCCAGTTGCATATGGGTCAATGTATACTCTCATACGACCATTCAATACACCTGCGAATGTGTTTCCTGTGTCATCTACATTCAAGTTAGTTGACAATGCTGGAGCATAATCCAAAGCACCTGCAGCAGCCAAAGCTGAAGCAACGTCTGATGAACAGATGATGAAGTTACCTTTACCGCGACGTGTTTCTTTCGCGATTACGTTAGCTTCACGATCCAACTGTACGTGCAGACCTTTGAATTTTTCTACTGACCAGCGGCCATCAGCGTCTGTTGACAAGTCAAAGATACCGTTGATTGCTGTTGAAGCTTGAGAAGCACCAGTTTTAGCTTGTGAGTTAATCGTACGGATTACTTCACGGTTGATTTCAGCCAAGATCTCTGTTGACAGAATGTTTGACAATTCTGTTTCAGCGTCCAAACCGTGGATCGCTTTAAGGTCTTGTGCCAGCTCCAAGCTGTACTCAGCTTTCAGCGCGCGTGTTTTTGCAGTCACTGTTTGCTTTTCAATGGTGAAGCCCATGTTGCGGAATGCGCCTGACAATTCGCCATTTTCAGTTGACATACCATCACCGAAAGTGATTGGTGTTTTACCACGGTCGTTGTCGATTGAAGAATCTGAGTTAGAATCTGTCAAACCTGACAAGCCTGATGGATCTGCGCTTTGTGTATCAGCTGAGTCACCTGCATATGTGGTGTCTGCTTCGTTAAACAATGCTTCAGTTGCACCAGTTGTACCTGTACCGTAACGAGCTTTCATCGCGAAGATGAGGCCTGTCGGGCCAGCCATTGGCTGAACACCACACACATCGTATGCCATCATGTTAGGCATTGCACGACGTACGAGTGAGATAAGTACTGGATCCCAGTTAGCAGCAGATGAGTTACCTACTGAAGTAGCAGGTGCTTCAGACAAGAAGTTTGCTTGTGAGCGCTCTTCGCGCAAAGCTTTTTCAGTATTCTCTAGAATAACTGCTGTTACTGAACGACGGTGTGCGTCGCTAATGTTTCCGGCTGACTCTTCGTTCAATACCGGAGACCATTTCTCTACGAGACGATCATAAGTTTCCATAATTGGATCTCCTAATTAATGTTTTGCTTTACGGATTGCTGCAAGATATGATTCCATTACGCCGGAAACTTCTACAGCGGATCCTTCCTCATCAGTTGATTCTTCTGAAATAACTGACTCGGCGGTTTGTTTTTTGAAATATGATTCTTTGATGGTTGATACTTTTGAAGCAAAAACATCTACATCTTCGAAATCAATACTTTCAACTAATGACTTAAGCTTTTCAACTTGAGTTTCAGCTAGATCTTTTGCCGCTTCACGGATAACCGCTTCGCGCTGATAACCTTCTAGCTCTTCTTGAAGCTCAATTGATTTTGCAACTGCTTTATTGAAGTCTTCTTCAAGCTCTTCGTTTGCAGTAGAAAGCTCGTCAACGAGGTCTACTTTAGATTCTGGAACTTCCACATAAGATTCAGTGAATACGTCTTTCAACTTACTCATGAAACCTTCTGCGATTTCGGTACGAAGACCGGATTGAATCGCAAGTTTGTTTTCTTCCATCCAATTCTCAACTACATAGTTGAGGTAGCTATCAACTTTCTCTACAAGGTCGCCCTTGATTGAAGCAACTTCTTCGTCTAGCTGAGTAGCATACTCAGATTCTAGGCGATCGATTTCTTCAGAAAGTTTTGATTTTACTGCAGCTTCAAAAATTACAGCTGTTTTGGCTTTAAACTCTTCTGAAAGAGTAGCCTCAGATTCCACTAGAGCATTCAAGTCTTCACTGAAGTCCCCATTAAAATCGATAGACTCTGCTTGTGGAGCAGCTGCTTTTGTTGCGGCAGGAATAGGTGCTTTATCGCCGGCATCCTTGTCACCCTTACGCTTTTTAGCTTTAGGGCCTTTATCTTCGGCGGCATCAACAGAGGCAATAGATTGTGCTTCTGCGTTTGCTGGATCGTGAGCTTCTTCGATTTCCTCGTCGAGCTCTACATCCTGGTCGATTTGATCAGTCATGTTGATCTCCTATTATAATTTTTGTTTCATTAACGAGAGGAAATTCTTGAATTCACGAGTCTGAGTCTCATAGAGATCAGCGCGTGGAGCTTTCTTAATTTCAGTCTCCATTTGTTCAATTACTTGAGCTTCTATAACACCATTGTTCCAAACCCACTCTACACCTTCCATGATTCCATTAACAAAAGCTGTCGGAGCAGATGGATCTTGTACGATATCAACCGTATTAAGAACGAAGTCGTCTTTGACGTACATAGTATTATTTCTTTGCTCAAGGCTACCCATACCACGAGTTGAGACACCAAGTTGAACACCGCCATCTAGTAAACCTTTTACTATATTACCCATAGGTGTATCCAAAATTTGTGCCTTACCCACAACATCATTTCCCTTCCAATTAAGTTCCGTGATCTTGTGAGATACTTTATCCAAGTTAACAGTAGGTCCTTCAGGGTGATTTAATTCACCAACCGCTCTGTTCTTGGAAACCTGTTCAGTAACGTATTTATCAACCGCTTTTTCCATGATAGGTCTGGGATAAATGCGTCCGTTTCTATTCTTTGCTTCTGACTGCATAAAAATGCCTTCGATGAAATGATTCTTACCGCCATCTTTTCTGGCCTCAGTAATCACTTCGATATTTTGATCGTTATATTCTGCAATCAGTTTCATTTGTTATCCTTTATACTGGTTTATAAACTCTTTTCCCATTTTCTCAGCTTCTTTCTGAGTCTTATAGGTATCTAGTTTTTCACCGTCTATATAAGCAGTAAACATATTTTTTTCTTTATGAATCATTAATTCAACTTTGCCAAATTTTTTATCATAGACATGTTCACCAGGAGGCATGCCTTTCTTCATTTTTTCTCTTAGCTGTTTAAATGTATTCATTGTTTTATTTATACTTATTACCGTTTTAAGAAATTTTATTACTCTTCAGACTCTTCATCTGACATATTTTCTACAGCTTCTTCATCAGCTTCGAATTCAGCCATTTCTTCATCGCTTAATTCAATTTCAATATCCTCTTCAGCAGATGTATCTATTGTATCAGTTACTTCATCGGCAGCATCTTCGCCATTAAACATTGCATCGGCCATACTAATTTTTTCAGCTTCTAACGCATCATTCATTCTTGAACCTATTAGTTCATTAAAAATTCCATTAGCTGCATTATAATCTTTTTCGTATGCAGCATCAATCATTGCTTGTAAATCACCCATTGTCATTTCCTTGTTCTGGATTTATGTGGTCGTCATCAGCGCTAACTTCACCACTTTTCATTTCATCATCAATTTGATCTTTCATTTGGCTTATGTCATCATCGTCAAATTGTAATACGTTTTTCATTACCCATTCTTTAGAATAGAATTCTCCTACATATTGCTGCATAATATCAAGAGTTTGTAATCTTTCTCTTAAAAGCTCTGCATCTTTAAGTTCAGTAAAATGATTATCTCTTACATAGTTAATTTTAATATCATTGGCCCATTGATTCCAATCTTCTTCAGTGATAACCCCTTTTAGCAGCAACTGCTTTTTAAGAATATTTAAAAAGAAATAATTGAATCTTGAACGTAGTCTATCTATAAACTTCTGAAACTTTAGTTCATCTCTGTTGATTTCAGTAGATCTTCCAAGAGAAAACTGAGACTCTTGCTCAAGCCTATTAACAGGAACGTTTAATGCTCTATATAATCTTTTTTGAAAATAGACGATGTCGTCGATTTGTCCAAGATTTTCACCGCCTGGAAGTGTAGTAATTTCTGTTCCACGCCCACCTTCGCGGCGAGGGAGCCAAA